AGAAATGATTCTAAAACCGTGTTTGCTGTTCCTGTGATAGAACCATTTTGATCAACTACGACAATGTGTATTTCGTCTTGAGCTAATTCAGCTCCACCTTGAATCACACCATCTACTCGAGGATCAAGTTGAACTGGAACACCAATTGCAGATTCGCCATCTGCAATAAATCCAGATGTGACTGAGTCAAAACGATTATCGTTAGCAATTACTGAGTTAACGATAACGATTTGTACACCATTAAAGTTTTCACCTGCTTGTTTTGCAATAAATGCGCCTTGATCGATTGGTGTAGCTAAACTATCATACTCATCATCATTTTCGATTAATATTGGAGTTTTTGTGCTATCTGAATGTGCGTTCTTTAAGTCAGTGTTACTTGCGCGAACTACTTTAAGAGCGTTACCGTATTTTAAAAAAGAAGCTGCCTGATAAAATGATTGACGCGTTAACGCGCTATCAGGTTTACCAAACACTTCCACGAGTTCTTTTTCGGATCCAATTAACGTAACTTCGTTAACAGGCCCCTTGTTGAAATACCCAGCGAAACCACCAATTGAGGTAGATACGGCGGGTATAACATTTGTTAAGTCGATTTCTTTAACCTCGACTCCGGGCGATACCTGGAATGCCATGTTTATTTCCTTTCAAATATAGTTTTAATTAATAAGTTGAGCATAATAAGATTGTTTTCAATAGTTCTATTTATAAATAAGTAAGTTTAGAGATTTTTCCACTCCTTTAAACTGTTTGCCATGGTATCATACACAGTTCCGTAAGAAACACCGTCATCTATTTCACCAAATGGCGGTACATCTTCTTCTATTTGTTTCATTTTTTCAGAAAATAACATTTCCTTTAAATCAATTGTTGAAATATCACCAAACGCTTCTGACGATACAAACCAAGCAAACATAACTAAATTCATTACTAAATCGTCATGATTCCCTTGAGTAGCTTCATACGAAGAACCTTTTATTTCGAATGTAGATAATTCTTGTATTGTTTCTCCATCCACAACTTTTAGTTTACCTAGTTCAATTAAATCTTTTAAATTTGAACAACCAATCCTTTTGACTCGTTTTGTCATTGTTACACCAACGCCACCCCGTTTTACTGATGATTCCACAAATGTGTTTTCATATTCATATTCATAGTATACATCATTACAAACAACTTGGCCTACATCGTTATTTTCAATAATAACTAACGCTTCGTTATATTGTTTTGCAACTTTTACAATTACGTCCGGAAAAATCATTGGTGATATCATATTATCTCTAAATGTAGCAACTTGTTCAAATAAACCTGTCGTTATATCTAATACATTAAACGTAGAATAATCTTGGCCGCGGCCTTTTGATACATCAACTGTCATAATATATTGATGATCTTTTATTGGACTCGCGTAGTAACTAATTCCCTGATCAATTTTTTTCGGATATTCTGGTTTAAGCGATAATAGACAATTAGAACTAATAAGAGTATTCGCTGTCCCTAAAAAATTATTTCCGTACTCTTGTTCAAATTGCAACTCAGAAGTATTCGCAATGGTTTCTTCTTTCCACTTTTCGTCCCGGCCTGGAACATCAAACCAATCAATTCTTGAATTTTTAAATTCGTTTATTCCTTTTTGCGATCCTTCATATAATTTGTAAAACATATTACCTACGCCATTTGCAGTAGATGTGACAATTACTTTTGTTTCATCACCTGCTGAAATTACAGGATACGTCGACGTGTAAAATTCTGCGTCTCGTTCAACAAAGGCAAACTCATCTAAAAACAATAAGTCAATTGAAAGACCACGAATAGAACTACCAGTTGTGGCAGCTGCTACGATTTTAGCATTATTCGCAAATGTAATATTACCTTTATTTAATTCTTTACAGCCTGGTTGTAAAAAGAAAGGTAAATGCTCAAGTGCTAAAGTGATACGCCCAAGCATTTCTCTTGCAGTAGCACCTTTATTTGCAAGTATAGCGATTGTTTTTTCAGGATTAAAAATAGCATACCACAGAATATAAATTACAGAAGTAATAGACTTACCTGATTGACGACATGCTAAAACAATATTAAATCGTTCTTCGTTGAATTTTTTAAATAACTTTTTTTGATAAGTATAAGGTTTAAAATCAACTAAACCTTTACTTGGTGCAATTACTTTTATATACTTACTTGCAAAATATTCAGGACTGCTCATACATTTCATGTATTCTGCAACCTCTTCCTTTGTAAAATTTTGAGCAACATTATCACCTTTTACAAGTGGGTTGCCCATGTATCCATCACCGGCCATAATATATTATTCTGTTACGTTTTTAATTTCTTTATCTTTTAAAAATTTTTGAAGTTCAGAAGTAGAACCTACAAACACGGCGTTATTCGTAGTTTTATTGTTACTACCTTCTTTTTCTTGTGTTATATCTTTTCTAACCTTTTGTAATTTTACTAAATCTTGCGACATTTGACTTGCGTCTTTTATCATGTTGGACAAAACTTCAAATGCACGTGGATGTTCTGACTCAGCAGCAAGAGCCATCATAGTATTAATCGCTTCAGACGATTGTCCTATAAGTTCTTTCATTTTTTCTCGACTGTACTCGATATCCTTTTCAGTGTCGTTAACAATTTGCCCTTTATCGACTTCTGTTTTAGGCTTTTCGATAATGTTTAAGTTTTTTTCGAGAGCATTAAGTATTTCATTTTTAGACATGATCAAATCCGAATGTTGTTGTGATAGTATCTGTTGAATCTAGCGGTGGATTATCGGAAGCGTCAACCGCAATTCGTATGTTTTCTTCTCCATAAGGATTTTCAACTTTATTTGCTGCACGATTTTCAGTATCGCTGTAAAAGAATGTATCAACAATACGAATAAGCTCACCTTCATTTGTACCACCAGCAAATCTTACTTTCATATTAAAATCCAACGAGTAAATAATAGTACGCCTTGTCTGAAAATCTCCTTCGTAATCATCTGATATAGAAGTACTTGTTAAAACGATTGGCACATCAGTCACTGTGCCTGGACCTTCCATGTCTTTAATACCTACTGTATATTCCGGTGCAAATGTTGGAAGAATTTGTTCAAGAATTTGCAAAGCATCATCTTGATTTTTGGCATATATGTTTAATTGCATACCAACTGTATAAGGTACACTTTGATTTACTACATTGGCCTTAGCTGTTTCACCTTCAATTGGTAAAACTCTTTTATTAAATTTATTTAATTTTGTCGTTGCATCAAAACTAATATCAGTAATTTCAAAACTCATACGAGGTAGCTTGATTGCAATAGATGCATCGGCCGCTGCGACAGTATCAGCTTGAATACGCGCTAAAAACTTTTTGCGAGGACCATAAGAAATAGGCACACGGGTTTCTCCAGTTCCTTGTCTTACGATGCGCATATTATTAAATAGCGATCCAAAAACAGCAACTGCTTTCTTCATTGTTTGATTGTAAAAATATTGTCCTAACATAACTACGTTGTAATATCTATTTCTCCAAATGGATTTTTTTCACTAAAGTCTATAAAGTCTCCAGTGCTAATAGCATTTTCAAAATCTTCGTTATCAGCGAATGGATCATTACTATCAATTGAACTAAATGCATCTTTTGAACTAATAGCGTATGAAGCTCCAGAGGTTGAACCTATAATATTTCCTGGTGCACTTCCAGATGTTGGAGCAAACAGCGTATTACTTCCATCACTTGCTACTTGACTTGATATTTCGATTTCGCCTGTTCCTACAGTTGAAACTTCACCGGTAACGGTAATTCCACTTGTAGCATTTGTTTGTGTTACATCTTCTCCTACTTGATATGTTCCACTACCTGCACCTAGCGTAAGTTTAGTACGAGAAGCATAAGCAGTTTCAAATGCATCAACATCAGCAATTCCAGTATCAAGCGCTTCATTACCATATTCAAATAATTCGCAACTTAACTTAAATGTTGGAAGATTTGCTATTTGATAAAAAGGTGTTTCGTCTTCAACGAAAGTAATTTGGAATAATCCTCTTACAAGAGGAAAATAAATTAAGTCACCTTCTTGAGGTCTTACTTCTGGTGTTGATTGGAATCTACCAACGAGTTCTTCCCAACGTCTTGTTGAAAGAACTAACGTCATAGAATCTCGAACTTCTACACCAAACTTTGAAAGTAAATCACCGTCACCTTCGAAGCCATCAGTGTTTTCAACGTACATTTCAATTTGAAATGCTTCGCCAAATTTACTTAACGTATCTTCATTGAAGATGGCATTCGTATTAACTATTGTACGAGGAATGTAGTATACGTCATGACCATAGATCTTAAGAGCCTCTATCGTAATATCTTCGTAAAGTCTTTTCTCTGGGGTTGTTCCTTGACTAAAGTATACATTTCTTGGCATAGCGTATTAACCGATAAAGTCTAATGGTGGCATTTCATGTTTCAACTGCATTGTTTCTTCGAGTTGTTGAATCTCTTCTTTAGCATCATCAAAGATTTGTCGTCCATTTAATGTAACACCGCCAGGTAAAGTCATTCCTTCAAATTTAATTAAGTTTAATCCCCATTGACGTTTAAACAGCGCTGTTACGTACTTCTTTAAAAACGCATCATTATAAACATCTGTATAAGTTTCTGGATCAAGCGCCTCATAACCATCTAACACCACGTATTGATCAAGCATATCTTTTAAAGTGTCAGAATGGAAATTAACTCGATTCTTATGTCGCGACCATTCAATCATTTCGTACATACCATTAATATTACGATCAATCAATGACATATATTGCTTTGTCATTTCATAATTTACAATACCGCCATGAGCTGCATTTAAGTCAAATATATCGTTTAAATGTATTTGATAATCTACTGAAAAGATTCCGGCCGTCTGTGAATTACTAGTGTTGAAAACATTATTAATAGAAAGAATGTTAGCACTATTCGGAACTTCAATAAAACCATTTTCAATATCACCTTGAACAGGCGTGCCTACTATAGGATGTGTTTCCGAATTAACAATTACATTATTACCGGCACTAAATTTGAGACCAGGCGTAGTTACATTATCATATGTAATCGTACGAGCTGATACATTATCACCACTTATAGTGCTAACAACTGCTTTTGCGCCAGTGGTCGCGTCTTCTATAATATTACCTGCTGCTATTGCGATATTGCCGGTACTATTTACAACTAATGATGAATTAGTAACTTTGTGTTTACGTAAATTACGAACCACTGCATCACCATGATATTCTTGGTAATATTGAATAGCCTCGTCGACACGATCTTCCAATTGATCTTCGTCAACATTAATCTCAATTACTGGGTGGCCTAAAGCCCTTAAGCAATAGTCTATTAATTTTTGTCTTGTATTTGGTTGTGCCATATTGTTAAATCCTTTATTCTATTTATACTATTGTTTGTAACCATGCACAAACTCTACAACTTGCACTAGTAGCATTGCCTTCTGTAAGAGTTTTAAAGTTAATTATATCATTCTCTTCAAACACTATATTAGAAGCAGAAACATCTGTTACTTGCGATTTCTTTGAGTCTGATGATGATAATCCACTTGTTATTATTCCTTTTGCTCCAGTAGCAACTCCATTTTTGTATACTTCTACCTCTATATCTTCTGTGGTAGTTCCAGAAGTTATCTCGATATTAACAGATACTTTTAATAGTTTAGAGCGAAAACCTATGGGTATGCCGTGGGCGGCAGGAGTTTCATCTCCATTACCAAATGACCATTCGAATGCATTGTCACTCATAGGATAGGACTCTTCAGCCCATATAGGATATATTGAACCATACACTTGACCACTTGCTGTGATATTACCGCTTACACTTAAGTCATTAGGCGCAGATATGTTTCTATCATAGTCTAGTAGGTTAGTATAATCAGTGTTTTCAGTTCCAGCATAATTAGATGTTATGAATAAGTTTTGCAGAGGTATAGTTACATAACTACTGTTGCTAGGTGACCAACCATAAAAATCAACAGTTATTCTAGTTGCCTGAGAACCACCGCCATTACCGGTGTGCAATCTTTCCGTCGATAAAAAATTTAATCCCCAATTCGCACAATTGTTATCAGTTGTTTCTAAAGGTGTGCTATTCCCGTTGCCAAACTTGGCAGTAACTCTTGTTTCCCAAGCACCACTGCTATATTCTTCAACTATCATCTTAGAACCAGGATAAGAAGAGCCTGACCAATGAGTCTGCATGGCAACCTTTACTATCGTAGGCCAATTCGTCGACGGGGTGACGGTAAACCTAAACTTATAATCTCTATATGGGACGTTATAACGCGTATCTTGTCTTCCATCTAAAAGTTTTTTAACTTCGTCTATTTTACTTGAATCAGCCACCCAGGCGCTACCATTCCAATACTCATAATTATCTATGGGTCTATATCTAATAATATCAGACCTACTATTTTTTAAAAATCCATTTAAGTGTCTCTCTCCATTGTAGGAATCGTGATAATAGTTACTAGCACTACCACTTTCGCTACTGCTATCGGCCGCCACTTCTTTATGATACAACCCTATAAAATCACCACTTGCTGCAATATCTCCATTAACATCTAATTCAACGCCACTGCTAGGAGTTTTACCTATACCAACATTACCATTTGTATCAACAGTAACTTGTGCTGTGCCATTTTTTCTTATTACAAAATCATTAGCTCCAGATCCAGCAAAAACTCTATC